TCCTACCGGTCGTTTCGCGGTTACGGTTCCGCGCGCAGCTACGCCTACAACTATGCGGCGGACGCGCACACGGACATTGGTTGGCGCCCCGCCCTTGAAGTTCTGAACGCTGCGCCGTCCATTACGCCAACAAGCACAAGTTACGGCGAAAAGTCGGGGGCATTCAGTATTGCGTATTCGGTATCAGACGAGGACGGCGATAAATTTAGCGTATCGGTAAAGATTGACGGATCCGAGGTAGAAAGCTATACCAATCAGACAAACGGATCCTACACACTGGATTTATCGAAGTACTGGAAAACCTTAAGCAAAGCAGCGCACACGATCACGATCACGGCGACGGACGCAAACAGCGAGAGCACGACGGCGACATATACGTTTACCAAAACAAACTCCGCACCGGCAGCGCCGAAGATTACAACGCCGATCAACAATTTAAGGATCGAGCCGGAGGGGTATGTATATTACACGCCGGGCACAGATCCCGACGGCGACACGCAGGCGATCAAGATTGAGATTTCCGAGAGTAAAGATTTCACGAACGCGCAGACGTTCGAGGGAATGGAAAAAGAGGTAAACGGAGAATGGCAGACCGTAACGGAAATCACGAACGAGGACGCAGGCGCAAGCATGAGGACGAAGTACAGCACGACGGCGACCGGATCGGTTTATATCCGGGCAGTAGCAACCGACAGCGGCAGCGGAACGGACGCAGTGAGCGACACGGTAATAGCGGCAGTCGGTACGGTATTACAGATCGTGACGCAGCCGTACAAATACGACACGATGCCGTCAAAGATTGCACTTGCAATCAAGGGCACGATCGGGGAGAAAGCAACACAGACGATCGAGGTATGCAACAACGCCTGCGACGATGCGCCGACGTGGGAAACATACGCGCCGGAAAACGGATTGCACACGTTTAGCAACGAGACAAAGACGGCGGACGATTGGGCGGTAGCAACACGGATCACAATACGCGCCGGGGAAGAAACCGGCGCGATTGAGATAAACGCGATATGTGAGGGGGTGTGCTAAAGTGCGCGAAGTAAAAGAGACACAAAGGACAAGGCAGGAGCAGGCGGACGAAACGACCGCCGAGTTACTAATGGTAATGCAACAGCAGCGCGAGGAAATGGACGAGGCGTTAGCGGAAATGATGCTTTTATATGCAGGAAAGGAGGGAGAGTAGATGTTTACAAAGAATAGCCAGTTGGTCAAAACATGGGTAAGGCTGATTAAGGCAGGAAAGTACAAGTTAGCCGACGTGCCGGACATTTCCAACCTTAGAGCAATCGTGACAGAAGTGTTAGAGGAGGGTTAGGCATGAAACCGAGAAACATAGGAGGAGAATTAACAATGTCAGCATTATTCACAGCAGTAGCGGCGGTATTTAACAAAGTGCCTGCGCTACTTATCTTATTTATGCTTGCGGTTTTGGTGGACTATTTGACCGGTTGGGTAAAGGCGGCGTTTTTTCTCCATGAGTGGAATAGCAAAACCGGATTGCAGGGGATCACAAAAAAGGCAATGTATTTTGTTTTGATCCTCACCGCCTTTATGGTTGGATATGCGATTAAGGACATCGGAGCGCAGGCAGGACTTGATCTTGGATTCAGTGTATACATAGGTTGGTACACGTTGGCGGTTATGCTCATTAACGAGTTGACAAGCATAATTGAAAACCTTTATATCATCATGCCGGACAAAGTACCGACGTGGTTAATAAAGGCGCTTAAGATTGCCGACAACAAACTGGATCACAAAATCAACGATATAGTTTGCAAAAACCAAGATTGCGACGAGTGCGAAATAAAAGAGCGTTGCAATTACTACGAGGAAAAGCAGGGTTAGCGCCCTGCTTTTTATTTTTAAGGAGGCGAAAGAATATGTCAGTAAAAATCGGACACGCGAGTATTTCAGAAACCGGAGGCATTAACGGAGCAAAAGGCGACAGCACCGGGAAAGAGGTTTGCACAAGGGATTGGTACGATAAGGATTGGGACTATATGGCGCTGCACCCGGACGCGGACGTAAGAGAGGAACACGCGCAGGCAGTGGAGGACGCCTGCGGAAACGACAATATCGGTTACGGACAGAACGACAGAAACACCGCCCACACAGAGTACAAGAAAGCCGGATCCATAAAGGAGATCAAGACAAAGTGCAATACGGATTGTTCGGCGCTGCAAAATTTAGCAGCACTGCAAAGCAAAGCGCCGGGGGTTGCATACGGCACGAACGGTTGGACGACAAGCACCATGAAAGCCGCGCTTAAGAAAGCAGGCTACAAGATTATAACCGAAAAGACGTATCTTAAGAGCGCGGCGTATTGCGTGCGCGGCGCAATGTATGTAAAAGAGGGCAAACATACCGTATGCGGATTAACGAACGGATCCAAAGCGAGTGAAACACTTGCAAAGTGCGGAATTTCAGAGGAAAAGAAATATTACGACAAATACACCGGATCGAGCACGAGCATTATTGACGCGCTTGCAGCGGTAGGAGAAAGCGACACGTCAAAGACGCACCGGGCGAAGATCGCCACAGCAAACGGAATTAAAAGTTACACCGGATCAGCGGCGCAGAATACGAAACTTTTAACGCTGCTTAAAAAAGGAAAACTCATTAAGGAATAGGAGGTTAAGGAAATGGCAAAAGCAAAGGCAGAGACAACGCAGGCGGCACAGAATGAGGCGCAAAAGGTCGTAGCCTATAAAGTGATAGGGCAAAAGACAAAAAGCAAGGACGAGGCAAATAACGCAATCAGAGAGGCACATAAAAAAGGCTTTAGATCCGCCGGGCTTATGGTTATCGGCGTAGAGTTTGCGGTATTATACGGATCATACAACACGGAGACGACCGCAAAGGCGAATTTATCAGCAGTAACAACCGCCGGACTTGCAGCGGAGATTTTAAGCATTACAGAATAAACACATACCCCGGAGCACAACGCGCCGGGGTTTATTTTTTGTGCCTATTTTTAGGTACAAAATACGCGCCGCAACGCTTGAAAACCATAAGGGATATGATATAATAGGTTTGTTTGATGGAGTGCGCATTATAGCACATAGCAGGAGCACACATTAGCTATTGCCGTAGTTAATGATGTGCTTTTGTTTTTTATAAATATTACATAATATGTATTGACATATTGCGCAATATGTATTATAATAAATACATCAAATGAAGTTGAAAAAATATTTTAGGAATGATGTAGGAGGTACAAAAAATGGCAGATTATAGCGAATTGGTAAAAACAGCAATCAAAGACGCACAGCAGAAAACAACAGAAGAAAGAAGAAAAGCCACAATTTCGGAAATATACGAAGGTAAAATTGTAGAAACAGAATACATAAACAGAGACGGCGCAATTTGGCAGCAAATAAGAGTTGAGGGAAAAATAACAAGCGAAAACAGAGTATACAAAGTAAATTCAGATAAACCATATACAAGAGGTTTCGGGCGATATTGGTATTTGGATAACGAGGCAAAAACGGCAATGCAGACGGTTTTATAAAAATAAAAATATTGCGCAATATGTATTGACATATTGCGCAATATATAATATAATAATATTGTAATCAAGTAAGGGGCACAACAAAGAAAGGAAACATAAGCCCCATGATAATAATAGTAGTTTTGGTAGAAATTGCGATAGTAACAAAAGTTGTTTCAGACATAATTAAGGACATAAAAAATAGGGTTGACAGCGACCAAACCGACAACCCTACGGATTCAGAGGAACAAAAGTAACTAATTAACAATCGCCCCTTACTTGTTTTACATTATATCATGGGAAAGAAAAAAGTCAAGAGAGGAGGTTTCAAGATGGAGCAGAAAGAGAATTTTAACCAAATCGCATACCAAAACAACTATATAAAGGAAAAGTACGACCGGATCAATTTATTAGTGCCAAAGGGCGGAAAGGAGAAAATAAAGCAAAAGGCAGCAGAGGCAGGAAAAAGCGTTAATGAGTATATTAACGAATTGATAGAAAGAGAACTATAACAAAAAAGGCGGCAGGTAGAAAGCTACCCGCCGCCGTTGCCTACTCTAAAACAAGATCATAAAAGACGTTTTCGGAAATGATTTTTATATCATTGCCGGACAATGCCAAACTTTCTGCTTTTTTCTGTTTGGCACTTTTACCGTCTTTTATAGAGGTACAAAAATCATTGTTGCCAAGAATTAAGTAATTTGTTTTCTTGGTTACGCTATCGCCGCATATACCGCCGAGATCAACGACAAGCTGCATAGCCTCTTTTCGCGTCATGCGTTCGAGGGTTCCGGTAAACACGCACACTTTATTATAAAGCGGGTGCGACGGATCAAAGTCGTTAGTATTGGCGGTCACATCGGACGCCTTTAGGTTTTTGGATCTGATCGGGAAAGCGTCAACGGATCCGTACTTTTCAATTATGCAATCCTGCAATTTGATATAACAGCTATTGCAGGTTTCGCAATCAGCTAAAGCCCTATGTGAGACAAGAGGCGAAACGCCGAAGTGTTCGGCAAGGGTAGCAAGTTTGTGATTGGGAAGATCGGGCAGCAGTCGGCGGGCAATGCGCAACACATCAACAAAAGAATTGGAGAGAGTAACGCCAAGCGGTAACAGATTGTCATATAAAAAATTAATATCAAAATTTACATTGTAGCCTACCAATATGCTATCCGAAACGAAATTAGAAAATTCAAAAAGAACGGTTGCAGGGAGCGGAGCATTTTCCAACATTTCGTTTGTGATGCCGGTTAGATCGCTTATGTAATCGTCCACCGGTTCGTCGGGCTTAAGCAACGAGGAGAAACGATCGACAGCAACGCCGCCGGAATACCTTATAGCGGAAATTTCGATTATTTCGCAGAAAAAAGGATCTAAACCGGTGGTTTCGACATCGACAACAACATAATCTCCGGGAAAAGCAACAATACTTTTACCTTTACCGGAGCGGTCGGGTTTTGGCACATTGCCAAACTGGATAGAGAACATAATAAACGCCTCACTTTCTGAAATATTTTGAAAATTATTAAGGTTGCTGACCTTTAACACATTTTAACGACGAATGTGTGGTAATGTCAAGAATATTGCAGAACATTAACACAAGGGAGGGCGCGGCGTGAAAATATATTCGTATCACGGCAGAAACAATTTAAGCGGCGAACGAATAAGAGAGGCGAGAGTGATAGAAAGAATATCACAGAGCGACTTAGCCGCAAAACTACAAGTGGAGGGCGTTATATTAGAGCGCGACAGCATAAGCAGGATTGAGAACGGATCGCGATTTGTTGCAGATTATGAGTTGAAAGCATTTGCAAAGGCATTGAATGTTAATATAGAATGGCTTTTAGAAGAAACACCGCAGGCTACAAAGTAAAAGAACGCCGGGCGTTTCTTTTTATTTTGGAGGTAAAAGCCATGAGGGAGAAGTTCAAACAATTAACATTCAACGACAGATTAAGGATTGAGGTTTTAGTAAAAGCGGGACACAACCCGAAAGAGATAGCGGAGATCCTGCACGTCCATATCAGCACGATTTACCGGGAATTGAAGCGCGGGACATTCACGGCGCGCAATTCGGACGAAACAACAGAGGAGAGATACAGCCCGGACATAGCGCAGGAGAAGAAAAACGAGGTATTGGCGAATAAGGGCGCGGATCTTAAGATCGGGTGCGAGATTGATTTTGCAAATCGCATAGAGGAAATCATATTAGAGGACGGATATAGCCCGGCGGCTGCATTGGCAAAGGCAAGGGCGGAGGGGTACGAGTTCACGGTATGCGTAACGACGTTATACAGCTACATAGACAAAGGCGTATTCCTGCATTTGACAAATAAGCAGCTACCGGTTAAGAGGAAAGATAAAAAGAGAACATATAGAAAGACGACACAGAAAAGGGCAAGCAAGGGCGAGAGTATCGAAAACAGACCGCAGGAGATCGACGAGCGCGGAGAGATCGGACATTGGGAAATGGATACCGTAGTAGGAAAGCAGGGAGTTTCTAAAAAGTCGCTATTGGTATTAACGGAACGAATGACGCGGAAAGAAATTATATTCCTATTGAAAGAGCACACGTCGGCAGCAGTTGTTAGGGCACTGGATAAATTGGAGCGTCAGTTGGGAGAAAAGGAATTTAGGAGGCGGTTTAAGACGATCACAGTAGACAACGGATCAGAGTTTCAAGATTACGAGGGCATGGAGCGTAGCAGGAGGAATAAGGAAAAACGGACAACGATTTATTATTGCCACCCTTATAGCAGTTGGGAGAGGGGCAGCAACGAGAACCAAAACAAATTAGTGAGGAGACATATACCAAAGGGAGAGAATTTCGACGACAAGACACAAAAGGACATAGACAAGATCACGGAATGGATCAATAACTATCCGCGCCGGATATTCGGCTACAAGAGCGCAGAGGAACTATATAACGAGGAAATGGGAAAGACAGCATAATGAACAAAAGGCGAGTAGTTTTATTGTGGAAAATGACGAAGTTAAAAAACACAAAAATATTTTCGCATTTAATGTTGACATTTTCAATGCAAAGTTTTAGAATTAAATGCGAAAAGAGTTGAATAAACTCTAATCGCATTTTTTCTTTTTATACAGAAAGTCAAGTAGAAATGCGATAGAGCGTAAAAACTCTATCGCATTTTTTGTTTTGTAAAAATCAAGATTGGAGGTTAAAGGCGTGAGAAAAGCGTACAAAAAATTAACGTACAAAGACAGACAAAAGATCGAGGAAATGCTTAAGGCAGGAGCGACGCCGAAAGAGTTAGCCAAAGAAACCGGCGTTTGCATAGCAACGATTTATAGAGAGTTACCGAAAGGAGGGCAGCAGTACAGCGCAGACGAAGCACAAAAAGCAATATTCGGATAGAAAGGACGAAAGTATGGATAAGAACACAAGAGACACATTAACGCGGATCTGTTTAGAGATTCAAGAGTTATTAGGGAAAGAGGAGCAGCAGGAGGAAAAGGTTAAGAAGTTCGGAACATTGAGAATTTTAGGGGCAGCAGTACAAGCGCCGGAAGAACCGTATCACAGAGGCGACATTTTAGGCTACAACGGAAAAGATTTTGAAATCGGCGACACGGTAGCCGGGAAAGAATTAACTTGGTTGCGGTTGGGCGATATTTGGGTTTGCGACAGAAACATTTTGCAGGGCGCTTCATGGGACACGCTTAACAAAAAAGGTTTTGTATATGGCAAAGAGGTAGAGATCGACGGCGAAAAGTACAAGCTGCGGATCTTGACCGGATCCAACGGCAGCGAATACGGCGAGGGCTGCGATAACGAATGGGATCAGTTAATGGACGCATACAAAGAGGACAACAATTTGCTGCATTACGACAATATGTATTCTTGGTGCCAAGAGGAGGACTGCGATTATCCGTCCAGCCGGTCGGTTCGCGGTTACGGTTCCGCGCGCGGCTACTACAACAACAATGCGACGAGCACGCTCACGGTCCTTGGTTGGCGCCCCGCCCTTGAAAAACTGGAAACTGACAATTAAAGCGGTCATTGTACCGCAGGCGTCGTTAGTTCAACGGCAGAACGCGCGAAAAACGCGAAAAGCGGTTCCGACTACCGCACGACGCATTTTATAGAGCGGCGATCTATAAAAGATACCGGCAGGCGAATAGCCGTTATCTGAATAGCATTAAAAAATAGCAGCGGGCGCACCTGCTAGAAAGTGCGTGGTCGGTCAACAGGTTTTAGCAATTTTTAATGTGAAAATTGCAAGGTGCTATTACATACGCCAAGAAAGCAGGGATTTTATGAAAATCCGCGATCCGACAAGAAAGTGAGGGCAGGGAATGACGCTAAAAGAGCATTTAGCAATCATAGACAACCCGGTAGTGTTGGAGATCCGAGAGGACGACAACGTATTATACCACGGTTATAGAGGTTGTTTCAGTTATGCAGGCGCAGCACATTTGGAGCAGATGCAGGTTACACGATTCCACATGAGGGTAGACGGCAAGCGCCGGACGAACGAAGCGGACAAGCACACAATAACGGAATTAAACGCCGGGACGTTCAATTACTGCGATATGCACATCGAATTGGTTTACGTGTACGAGGTAAAGAAATAAGGCGATCGCCCGGTAAGCAATCGCCTTAAGGATTTAGCAAACTTAATAATTTGCAACATCAATAATCATGTAATTATTATACCAAAGTTTGCTATTTCCGTCAATAAAAACGGCGAAAATAAGCCGTTTTAACACTTGTTCAAGGTATTAACTTTAGGACAGATTTAGGAATTATAGAAATAGCAAACGGAGGTAGTAGCAATGCCGTATTACAAGACAGAAATAACGGCAGGCAAGACTATCGAGGTAATTAAAAGCTATTCCAAAAGAATAGGGGATCATAAGCCAAGAGGGGGAAAAGAGAAACCAACCCAAGAGGAAATGCAGAAAATAAACCAAAAGAACGCAGAGGCAAAGTTAAGGCGTCTGATAAATGCGAATTTTGGTTATGGAGATTACCACCTAGTTTTGACCTACAAGAAAGATTTAAGACCGGATCCGGCAGAGGCGAGAAAGAGGATAACAAAGTTTCTGCGGATCCTGCGCCGGGAATATAAGAAGATCGGCGAGGAATTAAAGTACATCGTAGTCACGGAGTACGAAAAGAAAGCGATACACCACCATTTAATCGTAAATGGGGTAGAGGCGAACATTAACAAGATAGTTCGGGATTGTTGGGAGTGGGGCAGCCCGCATTTTACACCGTTAGACGACACCGGGCAGTATAAGGAATTAGCCGCGTATTTCATCAAAGAAACGGCGGAGACATACAAAAAAGAGGACGGAGGGGCGCGGCAGCGGTACAGTTGCAGCCGGAATTTGATTAAGCCGGTCACGAAAACCACGATCATAGAGAAAGCGAGTAAGTGGATAGAGGATCCGAAAGCGAAAAAAGGTTATTACATAGACAAGGACACCGTATACAACGGCACAGATTGGAGCGGCAGACCTATACAGTATTACACCATGATTAGGCTATCGGATCCGGGCAGTGGATAAATTGAGGACAAAAGGCGCGCCGTCTAGTAATTACTGGACGAAAGACGACTTTAGGGAGGTGGATAATATGAAACAGATAGCGTGGTTTTTCATATCGTTTGCACTGATTTTGTGCGTAAGCACAGAGACGGAGGGAGAAAAGGCACAGGGCAGGGAGGAAATTAAGAGCGAAATCAAGACCGACATTGAGACAAAAACAGTTATTGAGGAAAAGCCGGTTAAGGAATACAGCGAAACGGACGCGGCGGCGCTTAAGTTCATGCAGGAAGATTTCGGACAATGGGTTATTTCCTACGCATACGGAAACGACATAGATCCGTACTTGATATTTGCAATCATGGAGCACGAAAGCGATTTTAAGGCAGACGCGATGGGCGACAACGGCGAAAGCTACGGTTTAATGCAGGTACAGAAGAAATGGCACGCCGAGCGCATGGAGAAATTAGGCGTAACAGATCTATTGGATCCACAGGGAAACGTAAAAGTAGGGATAGACATATTGCAGGAATACGCCGGGAGAAACAGCGATCTTTATTATGTGCTTATGGCATACAACGGCGGCGAGGCATACGCCAAAAAGTATTATGAGACAAGCCCAAGCGCCTATGCGGTAGAAATCACGGAGCGCGCCGCGCAGCTATGCGAGATATACGAGGAGGCGGCAGAGTGAAAGTAAGGATAGACACAATCATAGAGCACCGGGGCAACCCAAGAGGCGCAGGGCACGCAGAGGCGATGGTTATTTACATTGACCGGCAAGGAAAAAAGCACGTCCGCGAGGTTGAGGCAGACGTGGAGAACGACACAAAGAACGCATTAGCGCTTAAGATTGCAACAACCGCCCTGCGGATCCTCAACAAGCCCTGCGACGTGGATCTGTATTTAGAAAACGAATACGTTAAAAGCACGATAAAAAACGGTTGGTTGGAAGAATGGCAGCAGCGCGGGTGGAAAAAGGCGACCGGAACGGAACCGGCGAACGTGGACTTGTGGAAAGAGTTTTATTTATCTATGAAGCTGCACAAGGTCAAAATCATTTAGGAGGTGAGGGGCAGCGTGAAAAAAGATGTAAGCTATGACGGCAAAGACATTTGGCGGGATATTCCGGGATATAACGGAAAGTATCAAGCAAGCCGGTTGGGCGACGTTCGCAGAGTGTTGAAAAACGGAGAGTACCGGGCAATGACACCATACAGAAAGAACGGAGAGAAACACAAGAAGATACTGCGGGAGCGTCAATTTGTGAAGCTGACAATAGACGGAAAGAGTAAAGAAGTACCAATGCTAAAGGTTATGCAGTTGACGTTTTTAGGAGCCGCGCCAAAAGGCAAAGTACCATACCACAAAAACGGTTTAGTGACAGACAACAGAGCGGAGAACATAGGATTTATTTCACGGCAGCAGTTGGGAGCAAAAACCGGAGGCAGGACAAAGAGAACAAAATGCGTATTCAAGATTGACCGAAAAGGAGAGGTTGTAGAGATATACACAAGCGCGAGGACGGCGGCAAAAGAAAACAATATGTCATATCAGACAGTATTGGACCGGTGCCACAACAAGGTTAAAAAGCCGTTTGAATTGGACGGTTACAATTATCAGTTTGAAACAGTGAAAGGGAGGGATTAAATGCTAAAGGTTGGAGACACGATAAAATGTGCAGACACGGACGACGCAGTAAAAACGATGCAGCAGTTGAGCGAGGTCGGAGTAGAAACAGATTTTTTACAAGAGTTAAAAGGGCAGCAGGGTATTTGGTTGGAAATTAAAAAAATCACAGACGAAGCGATTAGGCTATATGCGCTTATAGACAATTACCACGACAGAAAGAAGATACCGGACGGCATATTTTTAACGGAGGAACGCGCCGAGGCGTATTTGCTGCCGATCATCGAGGGGCACGAACGCCGGGGCGAAAACTACGATTACGACATCGAAGAATTTGTAATAGATCCGTTACTGATAGACCGTTTTGCGGCAGTTGGGAGAGCGGACGAATGGAAAGAACAATAAAAACACACAGAAAAATAATATTAGGCGAAACGGAGGAGACGAAACAATGCAACCTTGCGAATATCCGGGGTGCAGACAACCCGGACAAAAGCACCACATAGTATTCAGATCACAAGGAGGATTGAATATCCCTATAAATTATAAATATCTATGCGCAGAGCACCACACCGGGAACGACAGCCCACACAAAAACAAAGCTATCGACCTGCAATACAAAGCAGAGGAGCAGGAACGATTGTTTAGATTGTTCACAGAGGACAGCTACACCATAAAGCAGATCGCGGATCTGATCGGGTACGACAAGGCGAGAATCGAAAAGCGATTCAGAAAAGTACCGAGCCGCGCCGGAATATACGAGCGCGAGGACATTGTAAGGGCGTTAATGGGAGGGAGGTTATATTGAGCATAACAGAGATCATTAAAAGCCTGCAAAAAGAAATAGGACAGCAGAGGCAGCAGGAGCGCGAGATCTTAGGAGAAATTGCAGCAGTAGAAACGATGGAGTTTGCGGAGCGGGCAGCAAAGGAACTGGATCCGACAACACACGCATACAGTTTCGAGGCATACTTAACACTTTTAGAAAATCTTAGAGTGTTGTTAAGCGCAGGTATGCCGCCGGATTTGGCACTTGATAGCGTGCAAGCCGGTTGGGACATAGACAAATTATTGTATTTTTGGAGGAAAGCAGATGAACGATTGTAAGTTTACCGGGAGATTAACAAGGGATCCCGAAATAAGATACACGGACGGCGCACAGCCTATGGCGATCGCGCGCTACACATTGGCGGTAGACCGGAAGTATAAGAAAGACGGCGCACAGCAGGCAGATTTCCTTAACGTCGTGGCGTTTGGAAAAACCGCCGAGTTTGCGGAGAAGTATTTGAGAAAAGGCACAAAGATTTTGGTAACGAGCCACGCACAAAGCGGATCATACACGGACAAGAACGGCAACAAAGTTTATTATACTGAGTTTGTAGCGGACGCACACGAGTTTTGCGAAAGCAAGAACAGCGCCGGTTCCGGGCAGAGCGACGACGGATTTATGAACATACCGGACGGAATAGAGGACGAATTACCATTTAACTAAAGGAGGGCAGGTAATGAGAGCAATATCAATAATCAATCTTAAGGGCGGAGTAGCCAAGACGACAACGACCGTAAACATGGCGTATTTATTAGCCAAGCAGGGTTATAAGGTTTTGGTCGTGGACAACGACAAGCAAGGGAACGCAAGTAAGGCGTTTGGGCTTTATGATCCGGCAGACACGGACAACATAGCCCGGATCATGTTGGAGCAGATACCATTGATAGACATTGCGGCAAGCACGCAGTACAAGAATTTAGACATCATACCGGCAAACATGGATCTGTTAGAGGCAAATTTAAGAGTAGTCGCGGACGTATCAAGACCGCAGCAGACACGGATCAAAAAGGCAATGGAAAAGAAAAGCGTCGAGCGCGAGGCGCTACCGGGCGTTGACGTTGTAAGCGCTGCGGAGGAGTACGATTTTATTATTTTCGACAATGCGCCCGACATCAACATGAGCATTATTAACGCCTTAGTCGTATCAAATGACGTAATTGTGCCGGTCGAGATAGACCAGTACAGTTTCGACGGCTTAGATATTCTGTTAGAGCAGATCGCGGCGATTAAAGAGGATTTCAACCCGGATATTAACTTTATGGGCTGCTTAATAACAAAGTACAGAGCAAGCGAGGACGTGCAGGCGCAGGGGGCAGCAGTATTAGAGGAGCGGACAAAGGTATTTAATGCGCGGATCCGCAAGACAGCACAGAAACCGCAGGAAAGCACATTTGCAAAGATCCCATTGGTGGAGTATTCGGTAAGATGCGGAGCAGCGCAGGACTATAAGAAATTTGTCGCGGAATATTTAGAGAGAATAAAGGAGGGGCAGCAGTGAGGCTCAAGAAATTCAAGGCGAAGTGTCCGTATAAGATAGGCGACCGGATCCGGTTTGAAAAGGGCAGGAAAGAAAATATTATGGAAATAACGGACATTTTAACGCAGATCAGCGCCAAGAGCAGCGAGGTAACATTTATTTTGGAGTTAGACGGTTGGTATATGTTAAACACAAAGCTGCATGAGGTAAAAATACCGGAAAAGCCGCAGAAACATTAGACGAGTGCCCGGATAGGGCACAGTAGGAGGAGAATATGGCATTTGACATTAAAGCGTTTCTGAACGAGGAAAGCAAAAAGGAAATGACAGACGACTTTATCATAAAAAAGATACCCGCCGACCTGCTGCACCCAAGCGAAAAGAATTTTTACATGATGGATCAGACAGAGATCGACGCGCTTAAGGAAACAATCGAATTGGTGGGAGTGCAGGAAAATCTAATAGTTAAGCCGTTAAAGGACAAGCCGGGAGAGTATGAGATCATAGCCGGGCACAAACGACACCGGGCGGTCACACAGCTATTAGAGGAGGGAAAAGCCGTTTCCAATCTGCTACCATGCAAGATCGAGAGCGCAAGCGACGGCGTAAAGAATGAGTTGATTTTGATATTTACCAATTCGACGCAGCGGGAGCGATCCGATTATTGCAAAATGTACGAGATCCAAAGGGTAAGGGAATTGTTAGAGGAATACGCACAAAACAACGAATTGCCCGGACGCAAGCGCGATATTATCGCCGGGATCCTCAACACGTCAAAGACGCAGATAGGCAGGCTTGACAATATCCGCCGGAACATTATACCGGAGTTTATGCAGGAATACAAAGAGGGTAGAATCTCAACGAGCGCAGCGAACGAGATAGCGGGGGCGGATGCCGCCGGGCAGCGGGAATTATTGGAGCATTACAAGGAAACCGGCACAATATACGCAAGAGAGGCGGCAGAGTTTAAGGAGCCACAGTTACCCGGACAAATGAGCGTGAGCGATTACCCGGAAATATTACCGGACGAGCCGCAGGAAGAAACGGAGAAAGAGGAACAACCAAAAGAAGCGCCGGAAGAAATGCAAACGGAAGAAACGCAAACACAACCTGCGAAACAGCAGGAAACAGAGGTAACAATTAAGCGGCAGCAGGACACGACAGACCGAAAGAGCCTTATTATTTCCGGGAAGATCAACCCGAACAAGGAATATAACGGCATGAGCATTAAGTATTTTGCGGACGCTATCACAAATTCCGACCTATTCGATAACGACTTTTGGAGCGGTTGGGTAGATCCTGCGGTAAACAATGCGGAATTGATAGCAAATTATCAAGGGCTATTAACTGCATACACGGCGGACACCGGGGAACCTTGCCAAGTAGAGATCACGGACGAAGTAAAGGTTATAAGGACGGAGGCACAGACGACCGGAAAGATTTGTTTTAGAGAGTTCGCAGAGATCGTGGACGCGCTGATCCATACCGGCGTAGTGGAGGTAAGAGCCGCAAAGATTGATATACCGTACTGGATCAAGGAAACCGCGAGGGAAATAGCAGGATTGGCGATATATGCGACCGAGGACGAATTGGCAGCATTGCAGCAGTTGGCGTTGAGAATGAAAGAGAGGGCGGGGAATGGCAAAGTATAAATCAATGATCTGCTATATATGCAGCCCATACAGAGGGAGCATATTTAAGCGGATCCGCAACATACATTACGCGCGGGTACTGACAAAGATAGCAATCAAAGCAGGATTGACGCCGATAACGCCGCATTTATACATAACGCAGGTATTAAACGACAGAAAACCAAAAGACAGGGAGTGGGGCTTAAGCATAGGGTTAGACCTATTGAGCCTATGCGACGTTGTAATAGTGGGCGAGCGTTACGGAATAAGCGACGGCATGAGGCGCGAAATTAAAACGGCAGAAACCAATAACATGGAGATATGGAGGGTTTAAGATGTTAGATAAGATTATAGACATTTTGGCGATTACGGCAATTATAGCAATCATAACCGGGCTATTTATTGCCATATGGTTCGGATATATAGGGTTAAAGATTACAGCAACCGGCACAGTGGCATTTGCGGCGGCGTGGATATTAAACGTATGGCAGCGGGGAAAGAAGAAATTGAAAGAGGGAACAAAGTGAAACAGTATTGCAGATACTGCGCTTATCTCGTGACCGGGAACGGCATATACTGCACAGAACTACACAAGGAAATGAGCGAGGCGCAAGCAAAGCGGGTAAACAAGTGCAAGTCATTTAATCTAAACCGAATAGATGCGTTTGGAGAAAATGAAAAGGAATATGTACCACGGGACCGGTCAAGGGGTTGCGACGGACAATTAAAACTGTTTTAGAGGGGAGGGAACAAGATGTTAAGACCAAAGGTTGACGTAGAAGAATTTGAAAAGATGGGCTTTAAGCGTTGCAGAGGGATAGCAAAAGAAAGCAGATGTTATTATTTGTGCGTTTCAAGGGGCTGCAAAATGCTATTCGTAAGCCCGGTATTATTCGACGTGAACGAATGGAACGACGACGACACAAGAATACATAAAAATGCAAATTGCAGGTACAGCGACGCAAGAACGTATTTAGATATAATATACGATCTGATTAAGGCGGGAATGTTGGAAAGCGCATTACCATAAGGAGGGCGAAAAGTGGCAAATTATTTGAGAAAAGGACTTAACAGAAAGCAGTACAAGATCATAAAAGCATACGATCATAAGCAGATGGAAAGTTTCGTAACGAACATTTACAACGAGGGCAGGAACGATGGAATAGAGGAGGCAAAGAAAGCGAATATCAAGCCTGCGGACATCGAAAACGCTATAAGCGGCATTAAGGGCATGGGAGAGACAAAGGTTAATGCAGTTATGCAGAGAATCTATAAATTGTATGAGGAGGCGGCAGCAGTTGACTAGAGAGAAAATAACGCCGGAATTACTGGATAGAGTAGACGAGGCATTGAAAATAAAGCTATATCCGTGGCAACGAGCATATTTGATGGGAGAATACTACGATCCGGACAATGAGTTCAAAAGGCGAAACGGAAGAACGCTTGCGTACATACTAAAATTATTATTGATGCCGAGAGACGAGAATATAACGAGAGACACCATAAAATATTACAGCGACCAATTCAAGCGAAGAAACCAATACTACAAGTGGTTTAGCCGATGGGCGTTAGAAATCAATGACAAATTAACGGCAGCAGGAATTGAAACCTGCATAGAGAGAACGGAGGCGGTAGCAGTTGAGGAAAAGTAAAATTATCTGTATTGACATTGAGACAACCGGATTAGACAAGAAGAAAGACGAGATCCTGCAAATATCAATTATCAACGGCAGAGGTAAAACGCTTTATAACTCATACATCAAGCCGGACTATCTGACGGATTGGAAAGAGGCGGAGGCAATCAATAAGATTTCATGGGATTGCGTAAAATACGCGCCGTCATTACTGACAGAGAAAAGAAAGATAGACCGGATCCTAAGAAAAGCCGGTTTAATTATCGGTTACAACCATAAAGGGTTTGATTTGCCGTTTTTGGCAGCCAAAGGGATAGACACGGCGGTAAAAGCAAAGATTTATGACGTTATGTTGGAATTTGCCTATATATACGGCGAATATAACAAAGAGCGGCAGCAGTACAAATGGCAGAAATTAACGACCTGCGCCGGTTACTATGGATATACCAACTATTCAGCACACGACGCATTGGAGGACGTAAGAGCAACACTACATTGCTATCATGCTATGAGGAAAGACAGAAAAGGACGAAAGGCAGCAAAAAGAAGAAAGCGAGAGGAGTTAAAACGATGATTTGCAGATGGTACGGAAAAGAATTAAAGGACGTTACAGAACACGAGCAAGAAAGATGCTACGAGCAGGCGGGGCGCGAGTGCCTTAATTGCGAGGAATTGGTAACAAAGGATAACGAGGAGGGGCAAAGGCAGTGAAAGCGGTTTTAAGCGTTACAGTAAAAGACGGAAACGGAGATAGCAGAGAAAAGCGCCTATTATTCGACACGGAAAAAGCAACGGAGGTTTGCGACGTGGTAAATGCGTTCGGATATGCGGTACAGACAATTTTTTTAAGCCCGACCGGGTGGTTATTCGTGCAAAACAACGCAACGGGGGATTTGGAAGTTACAGACCAAAAGAAAACAAAGGACTACATAGGGGAGAATTACCCGGAGCGGTTTATTGAAGTATTCGGAAAAGTGGAGGAGGCATAAATGGGCGTATCAAAAGAGACTAAGGAAACAATCATTACAACGATCGACGAAGTGTTTAGAAAAATGAATAGCATTTCGTGGATCGAGCGCCAAAAGGTAATGAAAGACGAGGCGTTTAAGAATACCGAAAAAATCTTATATTGCTACAACGTCCTTAAGGAGCACGTAGCGGACGAGCAGGAGTATTTAGACATCGCGTTTCACGGAAAGAGCAAATCTATAACGTCATACAGTAAGAGCGGATCCGGCACAAAGGACGAGGAGCAGATTTTAGCAGACCGCCGGGCAAGCTACGAGAGATCAAAGAACGACATAGAGCGGATCGAAAAGGCACTTGAAAAAATCAAAGACCGAAAAGGTTACGAGGCTATCGAAATCCGCTATCTGCGGCGCAAGTGTACGACAGAGGGAAAGCGGCAGATCGAGGAGGTTTACACATGGGAGGAAATCACGGAAATGTTGGCGGCTATGGACGGATATAGCGAGAACCTTAACGAAAAGACGGTTAGGAACTACAAAAACGCATTGATCCGGGAAATGGCGGTTTTACTATTCGGATCCGACGCAATATAAGGGAGAAAAACATGAGCGCAAAAGAAAATATAAAGTCGTTAGGGATCCCGAAACAATACACCTGCAAACAATGTCATAAGAGAAATTATAGGACAGCAGAGAAACGGCGAAACATGGCGGACTGCATGATAGCAAACTGCAAAGGGATTTGGTGCTTAGAGCATTGCGGACATTGCGGGTATGTAAACACGGTATATCCGACAGCAATAAACGGCGTTGCCTGCACACGAGAGGAGTGTAAGCAGTTGTTCGAGGAAATAAGGCAATACGATCAAAGGGCAGCAGTTGACAACACGCCCGATTCAACACCCTAGACACGTCCGTTTAACTACGTTAAAATAGTTACAATGAAATATTTTGAAAATTATGATTAGCCAGGAGTATCGCTATTTGATACGCCGGGCTAATTCTATCCGGGAGGTTGTTTATATGCCCCTATGTAAGTTTTGCGCACACGCAGGCTGCAATAAGATTATTGATATATCCCGTACATATTGCAGCCTGCACACAATAACAAAGGCACAGCGCGACAAAGAATACGACGCCAAGTATAGAGATCAAAAGGCAAAGGCTTTTTATAATTCTAAAGCGTGGCAAATGGCAAGAGAGAAAGCATTAACAAGGGACAACCATATAGACATTTATTTATACATGACAGAGCGGCGCATAGTAAGAGCGTCGATAGTACACCACATCGTAGAGTACAAAGAAGATCCAACAAAGGGTTTAGAGCCGGACAATTTGATTAGTGTTAGCGAGGAAACACACGAAAGCACGATCAAAAAGATGTATTCAAACGACGAAACGAAAAGGCAAATGCAACAAGCGTTACGAAAAGCGTTGAATGAATACAAAGCGTTGGGTGTGTGAGGGGCGGTCGAAAAAGTATAATTCGTTTGCACCAAGACCGCAGCCCCCCTAAATTTCCGCAAAAATTCCCTAAATGGATTTTTTTGAGAGGGGAGGTAGGCGGAATGGCAAGACCGAGAGAGCCGATAGACCTTGTAAAAGCAAAGGGCAAGAAACATTTGACAAAGGCGGAGTATGACGCAAGGAAAAGCGCAGAAATAAGCGCGCCGAGCGACAATGTTATACCGCCTGCATATCTGACAAAGAAAGAAAAAGAGAAGTTTAACGAGATCGCGCAGCAGTTAATAGATATTGGCATTATGACAAATTTAGATTGCGACGTTTTGGCGAGGTACGTTAGAGCAGATAGCGAATACACAAAGCTGACAAAGCAGCTATCAAAGATCAAGTTCACGCCGGACAAGAAAAGCGCAGTATCGGAGGAAACACAGATAGCACAGCAGTACAGCGAGTATGGCTATTTACAGAAAATGCAGATCAAAGCGCAAAAGCAAGCTAACGATTGCGCGCGGGAATTGGGATTAACCATTTCGAGCCGGTGCAAATTGTCAATGCCGAAAGCAGAGGATAAGCCGCCGGAAAATAAATTTTTGGTTCACACGACCGCAGGTTAATAATACATGGATCGCGTAACAGAATTTGCGAAAGCAAACGTAAAAAATAAAAAAGATTTCGGCGAGGACGCGAGATTGGCATTTAAGCGTCACATTAACGATCTAGCGCGATCAGATCGGAACGATCCAAACTTTCCATACGTTTTTAACGTGGAAAAGGCAGAGGACATTATAGAGTTAGCGAACAAATTGACGATTGCCGAGGGCGAGGGCGACGAACAATTTACCTGCGCCGGGTTCCAAGAGTTCATTTTGGGATCATTGTTTGGTTGGGTACACAAGAAAACCGGCAAGCGCCGGTTTACAGACAGCTATGTGCAAGTGGCGCGGCAGCAGGGCAAGAGCGTATTAAACGCGATATTGGGTATTAAGTGCTGCAATTTTGACAATTACAATTACGGTCAGATCTATTGCACCGCCACAAAAGCGGATCAAGCGCGGATCGTCCTAAACGAAATAACGAAGTTCATCAACGCGGATCACGATCTAAAAGATCTATTTGAGATCAAGGACTATAAGAACGAAGTCACCGGGAAGATAACAAACACGGTAATAAGGGCATTGGGTAGAGATACCCACACGATAGACGGATTTAGACCGTATCTTGGAATTGTTGACGAATACCACGCGCACAAAGACAACCAAATGTATAAGCTGCTTAAGGGCGGCACGAGAAAATTAAAACAATCGCTCATATCAGTAATTACGACCGCAGGATTTAACCTTAACGCGCCGTGTTACGAATTGTATAAATATTGCCGCCGGGTATTACGTGGAATTGACGTAAACGAGCGGCAATTTATTTATATAGCCCAAATGGACGCAAAGGACGATATTTGGGATCCCGAAAACTGGATCAAGTGTAACCCATTAACCGGCAAAGATCCCGATTTAATGGCGATCATGCAGGAGGACGCGAACAAAGCGCGTTCAATGGGCGGATCAGAGTTGCGGGATTTCTTGACAAAGAGCCTAAACATTTGGGTTACAAATGCGGAAACGGCATTTATAGACCTTGCAGAATGGGAAAAGTGCGGCAGCGAAAGAAGCCTAAAGGATTTCATCGGGCAGCAGGCAATCGTCGGATTGGATCTATCAAGCGGCGGGGATCTGACAAGCTATTGTTTAGAGTTCCCATACGAGGACGAAAACACCGGCGACCGGCGCTATTTCCTGCATAGTCAATCATTTATGCCACAAAGACGCCTGCAAGAGCACATGGACTTAGAGGACAACGCGCCCTATGTAATTTGGCAGCAGCAGGGGTTATTGACGGTCACGACAGCAGCCGGGGGAATAAAGACCGATTACAAGACCATATTAAGCAGCCTGCACGACTTAGTAGACGAATACCAGTTGGATCTAATTGCGATCGGGTACGATCCGCACAACGCAAGCGCGTTTTTGTCGGATCTTGAAGATTTCGGGTGCGACCTTATAGAGATAAAGCAGAGCGCCCGGAGCCTAAACGACGCAACAGTAGATTTCCAATTAGAGGTAAAGGCACACAATATGGAATACAACAAGGGCAACGTATTACTAACCCGGTCAATGAATGACGCTATTTTATCAGAACCGAACAGTTTCGGGGAAATAAAGATAGACAAAATGTTACAGAAAAACCGTATAGATCCATGCGACGCGGCGATTTGTTCGCACAAGATAGCAATGGGCGCAGATCTGGACGCGGTAGACATTAACGACGCCGTGGGCGCGTTCTTGGAAATGTACGAGTGAAAGGCAGGTGTAAAAAGTGAATTTATTAGACGCGATCCGATCGCAGTTTAAGAGAGATCCGACAGACAGCACAGTAGTAGGGATAAACGACGAGCGGCTATTGGATTGGTTAGGCATTAAAGCGCCGTATAATCGACCAATCCAAGAGATTACTTACTTTACCTGCTTAAAAATGCTATCGGAAACAGTAGGCAAAATGCCTATAAAATTTTACGCAAAGGGCAGGCAGGAGGCGGAGCCGAACGAGGTTTACCACCTGCTAAAGTACCGCCCCAACCCGCAAATGACGCCTACGACGTTTTGGACGGCAGTTGAAAACAACCGGAACCATTACGGAAACGCCTATGTATGGATTCAGAGCGAGTTTAACCGCATGAAATACGGCGGCGATTTCAAGATCAAGGGATTGTGGATCATGCCGACAAAGGACGTTACCGTTATTGTGGACGACAAGGGCATATTCGGCGGCAAAGGCGAATTGTACTATTGGTATTCGGACGCTTATAGCGGCGAAAGTTATTTTTTCAAGCAGCACGAGGTAATGCACTTTAAGACATCGACCACGTTTGACGGAATAACCGGGGCAAGCGTCCGGGAAGTGCTTAGAAGTACCATAGACGGCGCGCTTGCGTCGCAGAAATTCAAAAATAACTTGTATGAGGGCGGATTGACCGCGCGTGCAATGCTGCAATATACCGGCGACTTGGATC